TGCCCCACCGTTCTGTGAAAGATTATACCATCTTAGGACTTCTTGGCAAATATCAGGATGCGAAAGGTGATATGTCGAGTTAAATACTTCACTCACACCTGAAAAAAGAGATTCAGTCATGCGTTCCAAGAAGCTGTGGATTGATGTTAGATTAAGAAGGTTTATATTGGTAACCACCTTGAACCGATAAAGAAAATCTAGCGCAGAGTTACAGAAGGCTGAGTACGGATCATACCGTAGCAATGAACTCTGACTTGTTTGACTATGATTGAAACAAGCACGGATGATACTGCGATGCGCTTTATACCGATGAGAATCTCTAACTTAGATTAACGTCTAGGTTGGGGATTACTTGCACGAAACTCTCAGCTCCACAGCATTACCCGATAAGTTAAAAAGCTCAAAGCTCTTGCTCTAAAAAAAAGGGATTTATCCCTAAAAGCTCTACCATAAGTCACTCGCTGAAAGCGAAACTTAGAAACCAATTCACCACAATGTACTAATATTGATATAATTTAATTATTCTATTATTTTTTTTTACTATGTCTAAGATTATTTACTATGAATCCATACCAAGAGAACTTGAAAGATTAAACATTACACAAAAAGAAGCAGCTAAGATGTTAGGTTTATCACTTAGTGGTTTTACATCTAGGATTGCATCAAACAAACCTATTACTCATTGGATGATCTATGGTCTTGCCAACTATTTAGAGCCAACTAAACCTAGAAAACGGATAAAAAAACATGCCAAAAAAAATTGATCACACGGAAAGAAAAAAATTAATCAAATCTATTAGAGATATTATAGGAACAATAGAAGCTATAGAAGATCACGAAATGAAACAAAACCTTTGTCATCAAATCATAGGACTTTGTGATCAAATGAAATTTACTCTCATTATGGATATGCAAAAAGCTGATGAACTATGAAGAAGATGTAATTCAGAAAGCTATCTGTAAATACCTTGATATGCGTAACGTATGTTATTGGGCAGTACCAAATGGTGGCGCTAGATCAAAAATAGAGGGCGCTAAATTAAAAGCAACAGGAACTAAAAGTGGTGTGCCTGACATTACAGTTGTTTATGATGGTTTGTATTGGGGTTTAGAAGTCAAAAGACCAGCTAATGCTAAACATCCAAAAGGTTATTTAACGCAAACACAAAAAGATATGCATGAAAAAATTAGAAACGCTGGTGGATCAGTCACTACAGTTTATAGTGTAGCTGATGTTATTCTTTGGCTTAATACAGAAGTTATGTATGAGCGCAAATTTGAAGTTGAGGAATGAAAGAGAGCGCTATAACTCGTAGTGCTAGAGGTCAGGCTTGTACGCTAAAGTTAGATGATTGTCTTAATGATAACGGAGCTACAACTGTTTTTGCACACAAGAATGGTGGTGGCATGAGTGAGAAAGTTAAAGATGATCAAGGTCGTGATGTAGGAGCTTATTTGTGTAGGTACTGTCATGATGTTGTAGATGGTCGCATTCAACATCCCTACTGGAAACCTTACTTTATTGAGGAGATGTTTGACTTTGCTATACGTAGAACAGACAGAATATTAAAGAAGAAAGGTTTGAAATGAATATAGCTTTAAGGAGATTATTTATTATGAGTGAAACATTACAAAGAATATTGAAACGTGACAAGCCTAAAGCTGAAATCGTAGAAAACATGACACGCAGTTTTTTTAAGCAAAGCGATTCAGAAGAAGCTGTAATAAGTATTAAGCCAAACAAAATGACTAGAAGCCAGGCTCAGAATAGATTGTATTGGATGATTATCGAGCAAATACGCAAGGAAACATTTAACAGTAAAGATGCAATACATGATCATTGCAGAGAAGAATATCTGACTAGATCAACTGAGATTGTTTGCAATAAAGAAAGAACTGTCTTAAAATCAACAACAGAACTGAATACTAAAGAAATGGGTGAGTACATAGATGATGTAATTGTCTTTGCTGAAACTGATCTTGGAATTAAGTTACAACTTCCTGATGATTGGAGAGATTTAATTAGCTAGGACATTTATACATTAATAGATGCTACATTTAGTGCTTCCAACCATTTGTGGTTTCCATTGTGGAAAGAGTGTCCTAACTAATCGGAGATGACATGCAAAAGAAAAAAGGTTTATACGACAATATTCATGCTAAACGTAGAAGAATAGCACAAGGTAGTGGTGAAACAATGCGTAGAAAAGGTCAAAAAGGTAGACCAAGTGCAATGAACTTTAGACAAGCCGCAAAAACAGCAAAAAATAGAGGAATCTAATGGCTAGACCTACTAAGTGGAGCAAGGAGTTAGAAACTCAAGCCTATGAGTATATAAAAGACTATCAGGTGCATGGACATATGATCCCAAGCATTGAGGGTTTGGCTATGGTTTTAGACCTACACAGAGATACTTTGTACGATTGGGCGAAGGATGAAAAGAAAGAGTTTTCCGACATATTAGGCAAAATATTAAATGCGCAAGAGTTTTGGTTAGTGCAGAACGGACTTAACAACACTTTTAACTCAGCTATAACTAAGCTCGTTTTAGGTAAGCACGGATACCATGAGAAAATGGATCAAGACATCACAACTAAGGGTGAAGCAATGCCAACAACAATTGAGTTAGTAGCTAAAAAGTGAAGGCAGAGATAGAATTACCACCTAAGTTAGTGCCAGTATTTGAAGGTCAAGCCAGGTATCGTATAGCGTATGGTGGGCGAGGCAGCGGAAAAACACGCAGCTTTGCTCTTATGACTGCAATCAAAGGTTATCAATGGGGTAACTCAGTACCACCAACTAAAGGACAAATACTCTGTGGTCGTGAGTTTATGAACTCGCTAAACGATTCTTCATTAGAGGAGATCAAGTCAGCTATATTGTCTGTGCCTTTTCTTGCTGATTATTATGAGATTGGAGAGAAGTACATTAGATCAAGAGATGGCAACATTACATATACATTCGCAGGTCTTAGAAGATCACTAGAGTCAATCAAATCTAAGGCTAGAATATTGTTAGCCTGGGTAGATGAAGCCGAGCAAGTGTCAGGTAAGGCTTGGAATCTGCTCTTGCCATCGGTCAGAGAGGTAAATAGTGAGGTGTGGATTACATACAACCCTGAGTCAAAGTACAGCGCAACACATGAACGCTTTAGAGATAACCCACCTAAAGATGCTAAGATTGTACAACTAAATTACACAGATAATCCGTGGTTTCCTGATGTGTTAGAACAAACTAGACTAGAAGATAAAGAAAAACGACCTGATCAGTATGAACACATTTGGCTTGGAGCGTTTCAAATTTTTCAGGAAGGAAGTTACTATGCTGCTGAAATGCGTAGAGCAAGAGATGAAGATCGTATAACAAAAGTTAGATATGATCGTGGTAAAGGTGTTGTCGTCAGCTTCGATTTGGGTGTTGGAGATAGCACAGCAATGTGGTTTGCACAGTTTATAGGAACAGAAGTACATCTAATAGATTACTATGAAGCATCAGGTGTTGGTCTTGATCACTATGTAAAGGTATTACAAGACAAAGGCTACATCTACGATCAGTACATATTTCCACATGACATCAGAGTTAGAGAGCTTGGATCAGGTAAGTCAAGGCTTGAAACATTAGAAGGCATGGGTATTCACGCAGACAAAACAGAGATAGCACCACAATTATTAATAGAAGATGGCATACAAAAAGTTAGAGAAATGTTAGACAAATGCTACTTTGATGAAGAAAAGTGTGAACGTGGCATTGATTGTTTGTTAAACTATAGCAAAAAATGGGATGACTCAGGAGCAACATGGAGGATGCGACCTGATCACAATTGGGCATCACATGGTGCAGATAGCTTTCGTTACTTGTCAGTAGGCTATCAACCTTACAATGAAGCATGGGATAAACCAATTAGAAGAAATCTACAAGGAGTAGTATGAGAAGTGTCTTTGCTAGTATTTGGGATGTAGTCAAGCCTGAAGTAACAGGTATTTTAGGAACTGAAGAATCTAGGCAAGACAAAGTAACAAGTTTACTTATTGATAAACCATTTGAATTTGGTAAGGACTTAGGTTTTTATGGTGACAAGATACAAGCTCCTGATCTCATAGATACAACAAACCCCAATAACACAGTTAAACAAAATGCCATAGCAAGTATGAATGATGGTCTTGCAAACATGGCGCAAGACTCAGAAGTATTTAGGAAAAATTTGCCAGCTAGTCTATTTGAAATAGGTGAGTTTGGTATTGATCTAGCAATGAATCCAATTAAGTATGGTAAAGAAGCGCTAAATTTAGGTTCAGGTTTTGCTACAATGCCTTTTGAAAACATTGACAATGCATCTAATGAAGAAATGGCACGTATGGTTGTAGATTCAACAATAGATTTCTTTAAAACAGAAGGTGCATTAAGAAAAGCGGCACTAGAAAACCCAGCTGATGTGTTAGCTATTATGTTTGGTGGTGCTTCAGGAATAAGAAGGTTACAACAACTGAAGCCTGAAACTACAGAACGCATTATGACAACCATTAAAAATGTAGGTGCTACACCTGTTGGCTTGTCAATGAGAGATGTCAGTAATGATAAACAATATGCAAAAGTAGATGATGCAGGTTTTTATTTAAGATCAGAACAAGTAGTGTTAGACCAATTACCTAAGTCTATACCAGCAGAACAGTTAAAAGGATGGTTTGAAAAACGTCAAGTATCAAATCAAGAATTACAAGATTTAGGAGTAATGGATTTTATTGATAGTTTTAATCCGAAAGACAAAATCACTAAGGAAGGATTGTTAGAGCAGATTGATAATAATAGAATTACAACGACAGGTGTATCATTAGAATATGATCCCGATTTAGGACAACGTGAACCTGATGATGTCTACATAATGGATGCAGGTAGCGATTATAATAGGGATTTCGAGCCAAGTTGGGATGCACAAGGGAAACAAGAAATAAGATTTGCTGATGGTAGCACAGAAACAGCATCTTGGTCAGTTATGGATGAAGATGGCGATTATCTTTACGATAGAGGAAAAGAACTGTTTAAGTATGAATATGGTAATCAATATAGAGGTGGTGAATTAGGTTCACCTAATGAAAAATACCCATACAATCTTGGTAGATTGCAAACGCATCATAAAGATAAAAACAACATGAATTTGATTAGATATTTACATGAATCTGATCCTGAAAAATATCCAATGACAAAGGCACTTGAAATTGATAAAGCCATAACAGTTGATAATCCTTTTGGTGAACCTGAAAGAATATTAGATCATAATAAAGAAAAAGTAGAGATGATTAAAGCTGACATACAGGATAGAGAAAGGCAAGGTATTGTTGATTGGGATCAAAGATTAATGTACTTAATGGATGAAGAACCTGACTTAGAACAATTAATGACTGTGTTAGAAGCAGATGATGTAGATGATTTTATACCTCAATTAGATGGCACACAATTGCCTAATTCAAGATTGTATAGCGACATAGAAAACTATGTAGATGAATTAGGACAAAAAGAATACCTTGAAAATCCTGAATTTGAAATTCTTGTGCCAATGCCTAATGGTAATGGTCAATACACCGTAAAAGGAAATGATGATAATGGTTACAGAATTTATGATCCTGATGGTAAAGACTTAATCTCAGGTGGTGCGGGAGGTGATAACTACTTTAATGATATGCCCGCAGTACAAATGGCTATAGAAGAACATAGTGTAGATTACGAATTAAGATCGTTTGGTGGTGAGCCTGATACTGAAACAAGATGGTCAGATTACACACAATTTGATGGTAGTGAAGATTACCAACTGGGTGGTGGTACTAACTATAGTGAAGAACTTATAGTTATTGATGGTAATACATTTACAAAAACACATAATCCTGATTATAAAGGTGTTGGAGCGCACGTTAGAAAAACACATCGTTCAGAATATGTAAATGGCTCAGATAATGATCCTCAAAACATTTATTACATAGAAGAATTACAATCAGACTTTCATCAACAAAGTAGACAGTTTGGTTATACAGAAGAAGAAAGATTAGAAAAATACGCAAAACAAAGAGATGTAGTTAACAACGCTTCACAAACTGAAAATGCATGGACAGCGATAGATGAAAAATACAGAAAACTTACTAGCACTCACCAAATGCAAATTCGTTATAACGATAACAGTTTTATGGAAGAAAACGCAGAGTTGCTAAATGCAATAGATACTGATTTGTTATTGGAAGCGTTATTATCTGATATGGTTCATTGGAAAGAACTTAAAACAAAAGAGTCTATTAGTGGAGATCGAGTCCTTAGTAAAGAAGAATTAACAGACAAACAAAAAATTGTTGATGAGTTTATAACAAATTGGCCGCAATCAGTTGCAAATCCTAAAAGTCCTAATTTTCAAGGTTTTGATCGCAATATATTATCAAAGTATAAAAAGTGGTTTATGAACAATACTAACGTGGAAACACGCAAACTTAATGAAATAGATAATCATAAGCCACAACCAAAAGCACCTTTTAAAGGTAAGCGATACATAAATACTGGTTTAAAATATGCAATTAACCAAGCTATTAAAGATGGTAAGGACACAGTTGTGTGGACACCAGCTTACATGCAAAGAAATATGTGGGGTGATGGTACTGATAATAGAGGTGTACCGGGCAACAAAAATTTGTATGATCAATTGTATAATAAAGACATACCTAATTTTGCTAAGAAATTTGCAAAAAAATATGGTAAGGGCGATGAAGTACAAGTGATTGAAGTTAACATGGATAATCAGGCTGTACAACATTTAGGCATAAGAATTACACCTGAAATAATAAAAAATATGCGTAAAGAATTTCCTGAACTTAGTACAGTAGGTAAAGGAAAAGTAGAAAATCAAGGCTTTTCTGATGAATACCTAAAAAGTAGAAAAGCAGGTTTACCACAAGAATTATATTCAGGCATACCAATAGGTGCAGGTTTATTAGCTACACAACAACAAGAAGAACAAAGACAAGGACTTTTATTATGACAAAAGAAGAATTTATGAAGAAAGTGCTAGGAGCGCAATATTCAGAAAAGGAATCAGGTTTATTAGACAAAGTAGCTAAAAAAAATCTAGGCGCACAATATACTGAAAAAGAAATGGAAGGATTAATGGGTGTGTCTATGAACAAAGGTGGCACAGTAGTTGAGCCTGATGGTGGGTATGGTGGCAGTCCTTATCAAAACACAGGCAAAAAAACAATGATTCCTTTTGATACAAATGTATATGGTGAACCAGTTGCACCTGTAGATGTGAATGCGTTAACACAACAGTTTTATAGTATATTAGGTGGAATGCAAAATAAAAAGGAACAAGAAAGAGTAATACAAATCTTTCAAATGTCTGACGATAACGGTAAAATCGACTTTATGAAATATATTGTAGATAATCCTAATATGGCTACTGGTTACGCTGTACAAGATGAAGGTAATATGTACACAGGAGAAAATACACCTACTAAAAATTTTAGCAATCTAGGATTTAACTAATGGCATTAAATACATACACAGCATTAAAGACAAGTATTGCAGATTTCTTAAACCGTGACGATTTAACGTCAGTTATACCTGACTTTATTGCATTAGCTGAAGCTCAGATAAACAGAGATGTTAGACACATGAAAATGGAAGCAAGATCAAGTGGTCAACAAGATGCAAATGATGAATATATGCAGATACCACCTGATTGGGTAGAAACTATTAGATTACATCTAACAGGATCAGGAACAACTGTCTTAAATTTAGTATCAAGAGATGCAATGGCTGATAAAAGAGCAGCAAATGAAGATGCAACAGGAACACCTATTGCGTACACACACGCTGATAGTCAGTTTCAATTTTATCCAACACCATCTACAACAACAAACTTTGAATTACTTTACTATCAAAAGCTACCAGCTTTAAGTGACAGTAATTCAGATAATTGGCTTTTACTAGAAGCGCCTGATGTATACCTCTATGGAGCGTTATTACACTCAGCACCGTACTTAGCAGAAGATCAAAGAGTGGCAGTATGGGCGCAAATGTATAGTGCGGCTGTAATGCAATTAAATGAAGCATCTGAATCTGCTCGATATAGTGGATCAGGCTTAACAATGAAAGTGAGAGGATTAGTATGAGCTTTACAAACTTTTTAGAAACAGAAATACTAGACCATGTATTTGCAGGTGCAGCGTACACAGCTCCATCAACATTATATTTAGGTTTATTTACAGCAGCTCCAGGCGAAGCTGGTGGTGGCACAGAGTTGTCAGGTAGTGGTTATGTGAGAAAAGCTATTACATTCACAACGTCAGGTGACACGACTAGCAATAACGCAGCAGTAGAATTTCCAACTGCAACTGGATCGTGGGGAACAGTCACACACGTTGGAGTATTTGATGCATCGACATCAGGTAATCTTATGGTGTATGCAACCTTATCGGCTAGTAAAGCAGTAGCATCAGGAGATGTGTTCCGTGTACCATCAGGTGATTTAGATATTACATTGAACTAGGCTAACTTCAAATGAAGTATGGTCAATATAAATTTAATAGAGGTAAATACTCTACTGCTGATTTAGAAGAAGGCGCATCCACAGTATCAGTTACATCAGGTGTAGCTAACGTAAATGCAGTAAGAGTAAGAACGTCAGGTGCGTTATCTGCAGGTGTAACTGTTGTAACGACTGTTGCTAACTTAACATCAGTTGGTGCTAGTACAATAACAGCGACAAGTTCTTCTACTTGTGCATCAGAAAAAATATCTCTCGGATCTGCTACAGCTACTGTATCAAGTTCTACAACTGCTACAGGTGAAAGAATACATTTAGCTAATGCTACTGACTCTTACGGTATTTACGGTGTATCAGACATAGATGCTGACTCTGAGTTAATTATGTTGGCTAGTGCTTCTGTGTCAATTGCTTCTACAGTAAGCGATCCTAGAGGTGGATTTACTCACACAGCAAACGTAAATGATATTACATCAAGTTCGGCAATAGTGTCATCAGGTCGAAGAAAATGGGAATTAATAGGAGAAGGTTCTGAAACATGGACTTTAATAGCAGCATAACATGGCATTAATACCACTAGAAATACCACCAGGAGTTTACAGAAATGGTACGGATTTTGAATCATCTAATAGATGGAGAGATTCTAATCTTGTTAGATGGCACGATAAATCTTTACGACCTGTAGGTGGGTGGGATACACGTAAGGCTTCAGCATCTGCTTCTGTTCCAAGAGGTTTACATGCATGGGTAGATAACTCAGGTGGTTCAGCTTTAGCATTAGGTAGTCATAATAAACTCTATTATGTTAACGCATCTAGTACAGTATCAGATATAACACCAGCAGGATTAACAGCAGGTGATGTAAATGCAACTACAAATGTTGCTTATGGTGGTGGTTTTTGGAATGTTGGAATGTATGGTATTACAAGACCAAATACAGGTGTCTACCAAGAAGCGACTACTTGGGCATTAGATAACTTTGGACAAAACTTATTAGCCTGTTCTTCTAAAGATGGGAAAATATATGAGTGGGCATTAAACACATCAGTATTACCAACAGCTTTAACAAATGCACCAGTTAATAATAATTCTATGCTTGTAACGGAAGAACGCTTTGTTTTTGCGTTAGGCGCAGGTGGTAACCCACGTAAAGTGCAATGGTGTGATCGTGAAGCAAATACCGTTTGGACACCTGCAGCAACAAACGAGGCTGGTGATTTTGAGTTAGTCACAACTGGTCAAATTATGTGTGGTATTAGAATGCGTGGTACTACGCTAATATTAACGGATACGGATGCACATTTAGCAACGTATTCAGGTGCGCCATTTGTATATGGTTTTGAAAGAGTAGGAACAGCCTGTGGTGTTGCATCAAGAAAGGCAGCAGTAGCTATAGATCAAGGAGCATTTTGGTTAGGTGCTAACGGATTTTTCATATTTGATGGAAGTGTAGCAACAGAATTGCAATGTGATGTACACGATCTAGTATTCGGTGATATTAGTAACAGTCAAATTAGTAAAGCATATGCTGTACACAACTCACAACATAGTGAAATATGGTGGTTTTATACTTCAGAAAACTCTACAGAAAACGATAGATATGTAACTTACGATTACAAAGAAGGACATTGGGCAGTAGGTTCTATTGACAGAACAGCAGCAGTAGACCGTGGTGTGTTCGACAATCCAATATGGGCAGATGCTAGTGGTAACTTATATAACCATGAATACGGTTTTGCGCATGGATCATATACACCATTTGCTGAAACAGGCTCAATATCACTTGGCAATGGTGATCAAATTATGAAAGTTACAAAACTTATACCTGATGAGCGTACACAAGGCGATGTTAAGGTATCTTTTAAGACACGTTTTCATCCTAATGATACAGAAACAACGCATGGATTTTATACACTTGCAAATCCAACTGCTGTAAGGTTTTCAGGTAGGCAAATACGTTTACGTGTAGAAGGTAATAAATTAGCTGATTGGAGATCAGGCATTATGAGAATAGAAGCTGATCCAGGAGGTGGTCGATGAGTTCACAATTACCACCACCACCTTTAGGAGATAAATGGAGTACATGGGGTGAGCGTATTAATAAATTTTTAGTTAATACTCGTAACAAATTAGAATTTAGAGATGCTGATTCAAAAGCAACACAAGATGGAATATTAATGTGGGATGAAGCACAAAATGCAGTAGTTGTATCCAAGAACGGAGCTTGGGTTAAATTAAAATATGATCCATGAAATTAGAAGAAGAATTGATTAGATGTCGTGAGTGGATTCAATCAGCTTTAAATAAAGGTGGTAATACTCATGAGTTTAAAGATATAGTTGATGGGATAATAAGTGGCAATATGCAACTGTGGTTAGGCGCAAACGGTTGTGCAATAACTGAAATAGTAGTGTATCCTAATAAGAAAGTGCTTCATGTGTTTCTTGCAGGTGGAGATAAAGGTTTAGGAATTGAACAAATTACAGATATGCATGATGATGCAATAGAATTTGGAAAACAACAAGGGTGTGTAGGAATGACTGTAACAGGTAGAAAGGGTTGGAAAAAAGTTTTGCAATCAAGAGGTTGGTCTGAGCAGTTTACAACATTATTAAAGGAGTTTTGACATGAGTGGTGGTGGTGGAAAAAGTGGTAGTGACGTAGAAGAAACAAGTATACCTGAATGGCTTAAAGCACCAGCTATAAGAAATATGCAACGTGCTGAAGATTTACAACGTATTGAATATATGCCTTATCGCGGCCCGGAAGTCGCTGGTTTTACACCAAGTCAAATTTCAGCTTTTCAAAATAATATAGACGCTGCAAACGCATTTGGTTTAGCAACACCAAGTAGTGTAATGGATGGTATTCCAACACCAAAAACATATGCTGGTGGTTTAAGTGGCTACGATTCGATGGATTTATACGATCAAGCACTTGCTGAAACTAGAAAATATCAGGCTGAAGCTGCAGCACAATATGATGCGTTGTTTGGAGCAAACGTAGGAACAACTGCTTACCCAGGTGGTGCTTACAGCAACAACACGGGTAGTGGATCAGGTGGTGGAGGTGGTGGCTCTAAAGATTTAACTTATCAAGAGCAATTAGACGAAATAAACAAAATAAAAGAAAATCAAAATTATTTTGGCGCTATATCAATGAAAGATGACACAAGTCCATTTACTACAGATTATCCTGTGTCGACTGTAACAGATAATACAGTTGTATCTAGTCCTACAAACTCGCCAGGTCATCCTAGTAACATTACTTATGATGATATAGTAAAAGAAATTAAAGAAAAACAAATGGAAGAAGCTATGTCAAGCTATGGAACAAGAGGTACACCTAGATATGTATCTCCAGGGAATCCACATATGGGAAAGTAGAAGGGAGCGATGTAGCTCCCATATCACGAGCAGATGGAGGACAAGATTTAAGCGAGGCTTACATTGATCCAAATTCTTTTGTATTTGGTAAAGATGCTAACGCAGAACAAAGAAGTGTTTTTGATGAAATGTACGCTAACATGAACTCAGGTATGGATTCGTCTTTATTATCAAATGAAAATGGTATAGGCAACGCACAGCAATATTTAAGTCAACCAATGATGTCAAGTGGCTCAAATAGTGGGCGAGGCATTCCCATACCTCAATCAGATTCAGTTATGAGAGATGTTGGTGAAGGCATGGGTAAGAATTTAAATGATGTCATGATGCAAACACAAAGCATTCAAAATAAGTATGGCGATCCTAATGATAAATCAATACAACAAATAATGGCTGAGTTTAATGCTAGTAAAAACAACACAGGAATTTTGAATAATATTAGCGATAGTAAAGTAAGAGATGCATCTATAAAACAGAAAATAGCTGATAAAACTTTTGTGCCAATGAAAAAAGCTCAAGCATATGATCCACCAAAACAAACTGTTGCTGATAGAAAAGGTTATACACCAAAACCAGTAGCTAAACCAAAAGTAAAAGTAAACTATAATAGAAATAAACCAGTAGCTGTTAAAAGTAAACCATCAAGAACGCCAACACCAAAACCAACAAGAACAACTGGTAGTAGAGGTGGTCGAGGTAATGTAGGTGCTAGTCGTAGATTAACAGGTGGTAGATAATTCAATGGAGATTAAGTAATGGCAGGACAAGCAAACGGTGGACAAGTAACTAAACCTCATAATCCTATGGATATGGGAAGATATGTAGGCAATCCAAATCATATTGCTCAAACACAAACAGTTAGAAATCCTAATCATCCTATGCATGTGCCTACAAGTAGCGGACTTATGACTGGTGGTGCTAATGATTTAAGGGATAGTATGAAACCTTTTTTAGATGCACAAGGTAAACTTGTTGCAGAGCCAACCCCTACTATATCACAGACACGGGGATTACAAGGTATGAGAGATGAAAATGGTAATTTAATACCTAGTGGAATTAATAATAGAATTACCCCTTTACCTAGTCTACCACAAAGCAATTTAGGCATAGGAGCGCAACCTAGACCAAACATCAATGTAATGGCTGCAGATGCTATTACAAAAGCTGGGCAAGTTAGCGCAGATGAAACAGGTTACACACCTACACAAGTCACAGCTAATCAACTTGCTACTACAAATTTAAGTCCATACACTAATCCTTACGATGATGCAGTTGTTAAAGCTACACAAGATGACATGCTACGTAGCAACATGATAAATAGAAATCAATTAGGCGCAAGTGCTTCAATGGCAAATGCTTTTGGTGGTTCTCGTCACGGTATAGCAATGTCAGAAAATGATCGTAACATGACTGAGCAAATGGCTCGTGCTACTGCTGGATTAAGACAAGCCGGTTTTCAAAATGCACAAAACCAAGCGCAATATGATATTAATAATAATCTACAAGCTCAATTAGCAAATCAATCTGCAAATCAGTCAGGTTCAGCTCAAAGATTAAACGCAGCTAATCAATTAGGTAATGTGGCTAATCTTGGATTTAATATGGGGCAAACTGTAAACAGTAATCTTGGATCGCAAGGCGCAATGCAACAAGCATTACAACAAGCAATTATGACAGCAGGTCAAAATAAATTCGCGGGTTATACTGGACATCCTTCGCAAGGTATTGGGTATTTAACCCAGGCTTTAGGTGTGCCAGCATTATCAAATGTAGGAACACAGACAACAACACAAAACAAAGGATTGTTTGATTACCTTACATTAGGTGCATCATTACTTTGATAGGAGCATAAGATGGCAATAGGATTAGGACAAATGCTAATAGGTGGTTTAATAGGAAGCCAAATTGGTAAAAATAATGGTTTAATGCAAATGCTTGGTAATAAAAACAATCAAGAAATGCCTGAAGAAGCTACACATACTATGCCTGATGGAACTGTAATGCCTGGTGCAACACATCAACAATATGCACAAGCACCACAACAAGGGGGTGGTTTTACACAAAATATTAGAAATATGTTAGGGAATCCAAGTGATGAAAAGATAGCTAAAATGGGTTTAGCATTGAACTCTATGCGTATGCATCCTGATGCCAATTTAGCCACATCGTTTCGTTCAACAATTGATAAAAGTCTTAA